TAAACACCACAAGCCCCAGGCCACGGCTCTGTGCGCTCCTCGATCTTCAAGCCAAGCAACTCTAAGCCATCCACGTAAGTCTGTACCCAGTCTTTGCGTGAGTCGAGATCGGACTGCACTTCACCAAGCAGATCACTGGCAAGTTCTACCAGGATGTCTTCATCAATCTTGTCAGCCAAGTTCTCATTGAACTCGTCATCCATCTCGGTCTTCTCAATCTCAATCTCTAAGCCACCAGCTTTAATACTGACGCTCTCAGGATCTTCAATCTCGATCTCAATATCGGGCTCTATTTCAGCCATTTCTTCAAGACCCGTAGGGGCTGCATACAGTGATTTCTCGATTGCCATAATCTGTCCTAGTAGTACGCCGCATGTCTGCGGCTTTTAAAGTATTGAATCTCGTCATCCTCGTCGAGGAGCGTGCGAATAAACCCACCCTTACGGAACCGCATCAGCGCAAGGGAAACAGAGTCAACATAATCATCATGGTCCCCAGCGGGGAAACTTGCAACCTCTTCAATTACTTCCTCAGCCCACTGCGTGTTGGGAACCCACACTTTACCACTGGCAAATATGTCAGAGACTGCGTTTAATCTTGAGATCTTGTCATTACCCTTTGACGGTGTAAATTCTTGGACAGGAACACCCATTGCCCGCATCTCATAGATGAGGGGCGCCCCCGACGCTTTCTTCTCGATAATGATTGAATCCGGTTGCCATTCTTTGTACTGCTCAAACGCCACTTGTTTTAGCTCTGGGAACTCCATGCGCTTACGGAAAGCGTTCAACAAGATGATATTCGCCTGTGGAGTACCCGTATCGTCCGGGTGATAGAACACACCCCAGTGCGTACAGGCTGAATAGTCTGCTCGGTTGTGCTTTTCAAACGCCGTATCCCATGCCATCAGGGTGAAGTCGCAATATGGAGCCTCATCATCCTCCCACACGTTCCACCATTCCCGTTTAATGATGGCAGATGTCTCAGATGTTGGGTTTTGTTGGTACTGCGCCATCCATTTTGAGTGCGGTAGCTCGTTTCGCAGGGCCAAAAGCTCTTCGTAAGGCCAAAACTGAGGCCACAACGGCTTATCGCTTGGAAGAATCGCTGGAAACTCGATCACTTCCCACTCTTCACCCGATCTCTGGGCGCTTGCCTTCAGTACTTGCCCGGTTAGGTCCCTTTTGGACCACCGAGTCATCACAACTATGATCGCTCCCCCCGGCTGGAGTCGCTGTCTTGGTCCTGAGGTGTACCACTCGTAGGTCTTATCGTAAATTTCCGGATTAGTTTCCGCTTGAGCAGCCTCTTGTTCGCTATGAGGGTCGTCAATAATGAGAATATCCGCTCCTTTACCGGTGACAGCACCGCCCACACCGATAGCAAAATAGTCTCCACCCTTGTTAGTCGCCCATCGCCCAGCAGCTTTAGAGTCAGCTTGAAGTCCCACGCCCGGAAAAATTTCTTTATAGATGTCCTGATCAACAAGATTTCGCACCTTTCGTCCAAAACCCACAGCAAGCTCTGCCGTGTGGGATGTTTGAATGACCTTCTTATTAGGGAATTTACCTAGAAACCATGCCGGTAACAGGTAGGACGCAAATTCTGACTTCGTATGCCGTGGGGGCATGTTAATAATCAGTCGTTTTACTTTGCCAGCCGCTACCCGCTCAAACGCTTCTGCCATCTTCTTGTGGTGTGCGCCATGAATAAACGAAGGCCACACCCTATTTACAAACTCCATGAACGAATCTTGTGCCCTTTGCGAGGACTTACGTTCCTCAAGCTCTTCCATAAGCTCAAAGACACGCATCTTCACTTCCTTTGGAAGCGACGCCAAGAGATTAGGGTTTGTCCTAATCTTCTCTAACAGACTCTGTGGCGTATTCGTCATCGTTTTTAAGACCTAGTTCTGCATCAAGGTCAATGTCTAATGGATCAGGGGGACCGTCTTTAACCTCTTTTGCCTCAACAGGAATGGCATCACCTACATAACTGTTTAAGAGCCTAGCTAACTCAGCCTCGATTTCCTCGACAGGCTTCTGTTTTACAGTGATCTCCATTCGGTCGGAGAACATGCCAACCTTCTTGCCAAGCAGTTCAAGCGCCCGCAGTCTCTTGCCTGCATCCTCGTTCTCCGTCTCTTCCATCAACCTGTTGGTCACAAAGTTGGTAATACGCCTCTGTGCATCCAAAAACTCATGGTCGTACGAAGAGAGAAGAGCCTCTAATTTAAGAACAATCGGGGGTGGTGTTTTCGCAACATTGATGGGCTTTTCAGCCGCAAACAGTTTGTGTGCTTCTTGGGAAACCGAGTCATCCATTTCTGGCATTTCGGCACCGGACTCGATCAGTTCAAGAATAGTCTGACAAGCCGCTTTAGCACGGTCACGGAACGTCTCAACTTCCTCTGGCGTAACGTCAAAGGGAAGCGGTATTCCTACTTCAGGTGTAATAACTAATGGCATCGGAGGAAACGGGACTCCAAAAATTAATGGGGGGTGCGTTTCAATAGAGCAAAACTAACAGATGCCTGGAATTAATGCAAGGGGGGTGGGGGTCGATTGTCTTTGCGTGTCTAACATAAGGAGCTAGATACAGGCTATTTAACGTCGCCGAGCCGACGCGACCCCCGTAGAAAATATACCGCAAAAGGAGACGGGACTCCAGAAAAAGGTAAGGGGGGGTTTTCCCTAATCGTACTTTTTACAATGTATAAAAGATTTCATTGGGGGGTGGTCCAATGTGCAAAACACACACGTAGGCGGCGGGCGGGTCCCATATACACAGTTTGGGGGGTGGGGGTACCAGGGGGTCGGTTGGCGGCGAATCGCTTAGGGGTGGGTCAACTTACTGTCAGACAGTAAGTTAAATACCATTTGACAATCTAATAGGTTTATGGTGTAATTCAGTTACCGGTTCGCATGTTGCGACCGGGTTAACCTAAGGAGCTTTAAAAATGACTACACGTAAATCCGCAGTAAAACCCGCCGCTAAATCAACCAAGGCCGCCGCGCCCGTAGTAACTGAAACCCTTAAAGGGTTTGCCGAGCGTGCTGGCCTAAACGCCGCCGGGGCCGAGAGTGCCAAGGCCGCATGCAATGCCGCATGCCAAGAGCTACACAAGGCCAAGGCCAAAATCGGGCAAGCTAAAACTTGCGAACTAGCTCAGGCTTTCCTAGCTAAACGCTTCGCAGGTAAGAAGCCCGCCGCCTCGACTAAGGCCAATGCGCTTAGCGCTTTCCGTAAGGCCGTCGAGACTGGCAAGCCTTACACTGAGAACGGCGCACGCGAAGCCAAGGCCAAGGGTAAAGGTGCTAAGGCCGGCGGCGGTACGATTATGATCGCCATTGGATCGGGAGCCAAGGCCAGCGACGCCGCCGCTAAGCTTCGGGCCGGGTTCAATAAAATGAAAGAGGCCAGCGACGAACTTGCTAAGATCGCCGCCTTTATGATCGACGCGCTCGACGATGCAGGTTACGACGCCGAGTAACACCCCCTCCCCTTCAGGCCCCGCTTCGGCGGGGCTTTTTTTTTACCCAAAATTTTCATCCCTAAAATTTTTTAGGGAACTGGTGTCAAGAAGGGTTGGTGAGAGTCGGAGGGCGGCAAGGTCGCACTTGCGTCATGCGTAGTTGGTGAGCGTGCGTTGCGTGTGCGTTGCGTGTGCGTGGGGAGGAGCGGCGAGGAGGGGTCGAGACCAGTTCCCACAAGAGTTTGTGGGTGAGTTAGCAGGTCATTGTAAAACTTACTGTCAGACAGTAAGTTATGTTCTCTCGAAGGAACATACGCAAGTCATTGATTTATAAGCATAACCGATTGTAAATGTTCTTAATTGTTCTGACATTAGGTACAGAGCATAAGTTGTTGATTTTGCACAAGTTCTTGTTCCAAAAATACCCTTAAATTAATAAATGTTCTAAAAAAATATATATATACACCGACTTCTGAAACCGAACATTTGACTTTTACAATTCTTTTTCTTTTACAAAGCGAGAGAAAGAAGATCTCCGCAGGGTGGTGTATTTCTCAGAACATTTAGAACAAATGACAAAACCACGCTCAACACCATGATCTCATTGCACTTTCCCCAGTAATTTCCCACAGAACATTCCAGAACAAAACCCCCAAAGTAAAGAACAAAGCTCAAAGTAAAAGGAAATAATTAAATAAATAACGCGTTGTCACGTAAGTTACTGTCAGACAGTAAGTTGACAATGTATAAAACCCCATGCAAATCCACTAAAACCCACTTGACAATGTAATAGATCTATGAGATAATAGAGTCTCAGTTGGAGATTTACTCCGACTCGCTCTTTAACAACCAGATCAAAATGCCGGTGCGGGACGAACACAGTCTTGCTATTAAACCTACTGTCAGACAGTAAGTTCCCATCGGTGCAGAGTAGGCGTAGGGACTCAGCAAGTTATTCGCACGAGTTCAAGTCTTTATGTAGGTCATGGCCTAGTAGGCGCATGGTCTGTATGTCGTGGGGTGCATCGACACCCTTAGATCCTAACTAACCCATCGAGGACAAACATACAGAATGGCATGAGACAGAGAGCTTCGATCCCCTTGTTTGACACCCCCGAGCAGTATCTCTGCGGGTAGTGGAAGCCTGACAACCTTTTACTATCCCTCCCCGAACACCACACAGGACTGCTAGAAACGAGCAGAGGGGAAAGCCACGGGCGTGGCGAGAAGCGTATTTGGATTTAGGTCTGAGTATGCTTCTTTG